AGTTCGGTGGTCGACCGGATGCTCCACCGGCCGTCGATGAGCGCCAGATAGCACTCGCCCGGCACTGAGATGTTCAGCGTGAACATCCTCAGCAGCCCGGCGATCCCACCGAACCCGGATCCCAGCTCGGTCAGCAAGGTCTCCATATAGGCCATAACGTCGTCGGTGAGATCCTCGGGAAGCGCCAGACCGGCTTTCTCGTCGTACTCGGTCTCGTCGTCGTTCTGGTCGGCCTGTCGGCGACGCAACTGGCTGATCGAGGTCGGTGCGGAGTCCGGATCCACCACCACGGCCGGATACAGGCGCAACCGGGACATGATCGCACCGAGCATCTCGTACCCGTAGTTGATCTCTCCGATGTTGTCGTGCTGATCCCAGGCCTCGACCTGCCAGGCGCGCCACGGCGTATCCGCGGCTTCGGCGGCATCGCTGCTGTTGGTCAGATCAATGGTCTTGGATGCTGCGGTGATCGCCCGGGTCTGGCCGTACGGTGCCGACTGGGCCTGTCGGTACTCCGGCTCGTTCCCGTCCTGCGTAGCGAGTGCGACGGCGTCATTACCGGGACGTCCGGTGATCAGGTCGAGGATGCCCACCTCTGCTCCCCTTCCCTGATGAGGATCGTCAACTCGCTGTACATCAACGTGTTCAACAGGAAATGGGGCACAAGGCCGGATGCCACAAGCGCGCCGGCCCAGACGGACAGACACTTCTCGCAGGACAACAGGTACGTCAACTTGTGATCTTCGGGCGGCCAACGGTCGAAAGCCGCGACACGGAGATCTTCGAATATCGTGTCGTGAGCGATGAGTCGGACCAGTCGCTTGGTGGCGAGCACGTTCCGGACAAGGTCCAACACATCGGCCATGTTAACTGCGAGAGTAGCGGGACTCGACCCGAAACGTCACGCAGCCCGGCGAATTGCCTCGGTACCGAATTGGAGTTCACACCGGCAGTTGATCGTCAGAGAGGGATGCGCCACCGGGTCTCCGGGAAACCTCAATGACCCGCCCAGGGTGTGGAACGCGGCTTCGACCGGGAGCGTCCGGCCTTCGAGCAGCCGGTGCGCTGTCCGGACCCGTTGGTCGAGCCTGGTCCGCCAGGTCTTGGTCAGGAATCCCAGCAGTTCGGCTGAATTTTGCTGAATTTCAGACCGGACCGACGTGATGATGGAAATGGCCAGATGCCGCAGGCGAGTGGCCCGATCCACTGCCCCGCTGCCGGCGAGCAGTTGCGGGTCCGTCTTCCCGGCCCGCTTGAAAGCCTCGGCCGCCACCGAGATCGCCTGCCCGACCAACCGCCCCCGTTCAGCCTCGGACAGCCGCTCGGCCGGAGAGTACTTCTCCATCAGGTCGAGCACGATCACAGCGAAACCCGGAACCATCGAACTCAGCCAGATCAGTAGTGCGGTGTCGTCCTCCTCGTCTTCCGAATGCACCGCCATGAACGTGGTCAGCGCCAGCGTCAGGCGACTCTCGGCCTCGTCGCTGGCGCGTTCGAGATCCCGAAGAAAGACCTCCGGCTGCTGTACCACGGCCCCAATGGTAACGGCCTTGTCGAGATCATCGCATCAACGCGACACCGGCCGTCGCGCGCTACTACGATCTCGGCGTGCAGCATTCTGATCTCGTCATATCGATCTTGACTGGACGACGGCCCCACTTACTGGAACGAACCCTCAAGACCCTCCCCGACGGTCTCTGGGAGGGGTCGAAAGTGATCGCGCTGCACAACTCGGGTGACACCGAGACCCGGGACATCCTCAACCAGTACCCCATCGACCTGGTGTACACGGTTCTGGACGGACTGTGGACGATCGGCCGGGCGAGCAGCGAACTGTTCAAAATCACCTCTACCGAGCGCCGGTCGTTCACATTGCACCTGCAAGACGACTGGGAGTGTCAGGATCGGAACAGCCAGTGGTGGACCGACGCGATGCAGTTGCTCGATACGGACCCGGTGATCGGACAGGTCCGGCTTCGTCTGACCCGCGAACAAACCATGATCAACAGTCTCGACGTCGACGGAAAGAAAGTCTCCTGGTCCGATTTCAAAGGCCACCGACTGTCCCGTCGGGCCGCCTGGACCCTGAACCCGTTCATCATGCGAACGCACGAGCTGCCCACCTCGATCAAGGACGAGCGGGACGGGATGGTCCAGTTCTCCAAGAAGCGACAGTCCGTCGCCCAACTGGTGCCGGGTGTGTTCAAGCACATCGGCGACAAGGGGGAGAGCTTGAAGGCGAGAGCCGAGAAGGAGCGCCGGTATGGCCTCCACCATCCCTAAGATCATTCACGCCGTCTGGGTAGGGTCCGGCCTTCCGGAACGATACGCCCGGAACCTCAAGCGATGGCATAGCCTGCACCCGGACTGGATCCTGCACACCTGGTTCGACAAGGACCTGGACTGGCTGGAGAACCAGAGCCTGTACGGGGCGGCGCCGTCCATCGTCGCCCCCGACGCGGTCGGGCAGTTCCGTAGCGACGTCGCCCGATACGAGATCCTGCTCAAGTACGGCGGCCTGTACGTGGATTGCGACACCTACCCCCTACGGCCGGTCGACAGTGCACTGATCGGCCTGAACGACTTCGCCGCCGCTGAGGATGAGCAATGGGTGGGAAACACCTACCTGGCGTGCACACCCGGGCATCCGGCCATGGCCGAACTGGTGGACGGACTTCGGCACAATGTCAGATCTTTTCGTCGTCACACCCGTCGGGCGAGTCCGTTGAGCGGGCCTCGATATCTGACTCCGATCTGGCGTCGTCATCAGTGCTATGTTGCTCCAACCCGCCAGTGGTTCCCGGTCTCGTACCACGACGCCAAGGCAGGACGGAATCAGCAAGAGTTCGACGCGGACGTCTATGCCGTCCACGAGTGGGGCCACGTTCGGTCATTAGTTGAAAGGCGTCACCGTTGAAGCTGAGAACCATCGAGGGCACGACCCCGTTCCCGTCGTGTGAGAAGTTGGCCGACCTAGCCTCCCATGTGCCGTCGGACCAGGCGATCGTGGAGGTGGGAGTCTACAAGGGGCGAACCCTGTGCCATCTCGCTCACGGCTCCCAGCAAGGTCTAGGCGCGTCACCGGTCTACGGGGTGGACACCTGGGATCTTCCAGGGCTCGGGGGCAAGCACAGAGTCGCTAGGTCATTCGCCGAACAGGCGGTCATCGAGCACGGCTTCGCCAGCCTGGTCGTGCTCGTACAGGGGTTCTCCGTCGAGATCGCCAGAACTTACGACGGGCCTGCGATCGGACTGCTGTTCATCGACGGAGATCACAGCGAGACCGGTGTCCGCTCGGACTTCCTGGCCTGGCAGCCACATCTCGCCGATGGGGCACGGGTGGTCTTTGACGACTATGCCGGCGGCCGTAACCCCGGCGTGCGCCGAGCCGTGAACGCGTTATCCGGGTCGTTCTCCGGTCCACCGGAGATCCACGGCCTGATGGCGATCCTGGAGGTGCGATGAGGACTCCATGGCAACAGCCGACGTTCGATGACAGCCATTGGTGGGAACGGGCCTTGTGCCGTGAGGTCGGTCCGGAGTTCTTCTACGTGGAGAAGGGCGGCAACACCCGGCCGGCCAAACAGATCTGCCAGCGTTGCCCGGTCCGGAAGGAATGTCTCGAAGAAGCCCTCGAACTCGGTGACGACTTCGGCATCCGTGGAGGGGAGAGCTACATATCCCGTCGCCGGATCCGCAAGCAGCGAGAAGAAGACGGCGGCAAGGCCGCATGACGATCACCATCCGCCCACATGGCACGACGATCCGGATGCACCGTTCGCCCGGTAAGATCACCCGTTCCATGGCCCATGGCGTGCCCTACGAGAGCTATCTGCTCGAATACATCTACCAGCACCGGTTCTCCGGACTCGCGCTCGACGTCGGTGCGAACATCGGTAACCACACGTTGTGGTTCGCACTGGTCTGTGGACTTCACACGGTGGCTTTCGAGCCGGTGTACACCGCCGAACTCCGCCGGAACATCGAACTCAACGGCGCCGACGAACTCGTCACGATCGAGGAATACGGCCTGTCCGACGGGCCGGGCACTGCTGTGCATCACGGCCAGGGCCGGCTGACCGAGCGCGGGGTCGAATACCTGCCCAATCCCAACGTCCCCGACATGGCCTCCGGCCTGCACGGCTCGATCGGCCTGACGGTGAACCTGCGGACCTTGGACAGTTTCAAACTGACCGGCGTCGGCCTGATCAAGGTGGACGTCGAAGGCATGGAGCCGCTCGTCCTGCTCGGCGGGGAGCAGACGATCCGCCGGGACCGGCCGGTGATCTACACCGAGGTATGGAGCGACGCCGACCACCGACAGATCGCCGAAGTGCTGGAGCCGTGGGAGTACACAATGACCAAGCGGTTCGACCGGAGGCAGTTGTCCACGCCCGTCGAGGAGTGGAGCGCACAGTGAGGCTGTCCGTGGCGATCATGGCCCATCACAAGCGCGAGGAGTTCGTACTGGGCCTCCAACGTGCCCTCGACCGGCACGCCACCGTCATCTGGGACCGGCGAGACGACCGGTGGGACACCGGCTCACGGGCTCTACTCGTCTACGGCAAACAAGCGGACTACCACCTGGTCCTCCAGGACGACGCGATCGTCTGCCGGGATCTCGTCGCCGGAGTGGAGAGGGCCTTGGACCACCTGGCCACCCAGACCGACTCACCGACTCCGATGAGCCTGTACACCGGAACCTGGTTCAGACGAGAACAGAACTTCTTCACCGACGGTCTGTCCTGGCTGGTCATGCCGTTGTACTGGGGTGTGGGCATCGTGCTGCCGACTCGATACATCGAGCAAGTCGTCGCTTGGGGTAACGAGCATCCGGAGATCGACAACTACGACATCCGCATCCAGCAGTGGCTCCATCAGGCAGGCCTCCAGGTCTGGTACCCATGGCCGTCTCTGATCGACCACCGGATCTCACCGTCCCTTGTGCCGGGCCGCGGGATGAACGGGCGCCACGCTCTCAACTTCATCGGGGAGGACACCTCGGCCCTGAAGTTCGACGTCACCGGGCACGCCTTCCGACGACCGGACCGGTTCAAGACCACAGCTCAGATCCGCAAACGATGGGCGGCCGGAGCAGCATTGTGACGTGGAACAGCACCCTGTTCTGGGATAGGCGGTATGCGTCCGGAAATCACTCCGGACGCGGCTCGCAAGGAGTCGCCGGGATAGCCAAGGCCCGCCACGTCAACAAGGTGGTCAGGCAGAAGAAGATCACTTCGATCATCGACTGGGGCGTCGGCGACGGCGAGGTCATGTCCCACATCCGGGTCGATAACCTCACCTACATCGGAGTGGACATCTCTGCGACGACGCTGGACAGGCTCCGCCGGAAGTTCGGCCGGCAACGGACCTTCGTGCTCGCCGAGGACGTCGCCGGCCTGCACGCGGAGATGGCCATCTCGCTGGACGTGATGTACCACCTGGTCGGAGACGAGGAATACTCGACGTACCTGTCACGGCTGTTCGGATCGGCAGACCGGGTCGTCCTGATCTACTCGACCGACTTCGATGACGAAGGTCGGACGAGTGCTCCGCACATCCGGCGACGCCATTGGACCCCGGATGTCGAGGCCCGGTTCCCAGAATGGTCGCTGACCGAACTCGGCCCCTGGGGCGCCAGTGGTGATCAACGAGCCGCCTTCTTTCTATACACACGGGTCGATACATGAGGCTTCTTGTCACCGGGTGCGGTCGGTCGGGAACCATGTGGACGGCTGCCGCACTGTCATCCGCCGGAATCGACTGTGGCCACGAGAGAGCATTCACCCCCGGTTACCCCGACCGACCGGCCAGATGGGGGACTGGATGGTGGACAGCGGAGGTCTCAGGACATGCCGCCCCGTTCACACCTCTCCCGGATACATACGTCGTACGTCTCGTGCGCCACCCGATCGACGTCGTCACGTCCATCATCCATCGGCGAAAGAGGGGGCAGTTCGGCAGGGATGAACGCGCCCGGGAATTCATCGAGAAGCATGCCCCCGGAGTCACGTCGATCGAGGACCCCATAGAACGTGCCGCCACCTACTGGGTGCGCTGGAACCGGCTGGTAGTGGCCGACGAGACCCTCCGCCTAGAGGATATCGACCAACAGACTGTGATCCGGCTTGCGCGGATCATCAATGATCAGGCGTCGTTGACGACACTGCCTCCTCGACTGAATCGGACCAGACGCGCGGTACAGCCGATCCGATGGCGAGATATCAAGCACGTCCCGGGACTGGTCGATGCGATGCGGGAGTACGGATACAAGACATGACCGTTCTCGTCGTGGTGCCGACCTTCAGAACGCCACAGAACATGCTCGACAAGTGTGTCGACTCGATCTTGGGTCAGACATATGACGATCTTTGCCTATTGATGATCGGCGACGGCGAAAAGCCGAATATCCGACCCACCGACTCACGGCTGGTCGTGTACACGACGGAGACCAATCGCGGACGGTATTACTGTGACGCGGTCGCCCAACGAGCGACCCCGTTCGAATGGTATTCACCCCATGATTCAGACGACTGGTCAGAACCCGACCGGCTCGAAGACCTATGGCGGCACCGCGAGCCCGGAGTCGTATGGAGTGATCACCTGAATCACCGTGGCGCATCCCAGTCCCGGATGAGCTTCCCCCGAGCCACCGGACCTCTCGGCCCCACTCAGAAACGGCAGGCCTGCCATCTCGGCCTGTACCGGATCAACCGGCTGCACGCCACCGGCATGTACCACCCAGATTATCGAGTGCACTACGACTCGTTGCACAATTCGCTGATCAAGATGACCGGCCCGATCGCCTACTCGCCGAACGCGAAGTACCACCGGGTGAGATGGGCCGGCTCGATGACGATGCGCCCGGACATCGGCCTTCGCACCCTCTACCGCGAGGCCGCCGCACAGAAGTGTCGCGAGCTCTACCGCCGGGCCTACGATCTGTACATCAACGGTCGATCCGATGAGATCGCCGGGATGATCCAGTCCACGATCGATCCGGTGACCGAGGAGGCCGTCGAGTATGAGGCGACCCGGCTGCGAAAGGAACTGCAATGACAGAACCGCCCGGCCCTCCCCAGAACGTTCCGGACCAACCGCCGCAGAAGTTCGTCCCGCCTCCTCCCGACACCCCTCGCCGGAGGGGGCTGAC